TGGCGAACGGGGCGGTGCCGGGAGTTGCGACCGGCGCCGTGTCAGCCAAGACGGTAGGGCCCATCACGCAGAGCTTCGACACCGCGGCGGGGCAGACCGAAGGCGCCGGCGACTGGAATTTGACGACGTATGGCCAGCGTTTCGCACGGTTGAGCGCAATGTTCGGCGCCGGCGGGCTGCAATTATGAAAAATGGTCTCACGACCATCGTCGATACCGTGGCGAAGGTGATCGGCGGCATCGAGAAGCTTGCCACCACGCGCGTGATGGTGGGGGTGCCATCCAACAGGACCGACCGTAAGGATGACGAGCCGATCAATAATGCCGAGATCGCGTACATCCAGGACAACGGTGCACCAGAGGTCAACATTCCGGCGCGTCCCTTCATGGAGCCCGGCGTAAAGGCTGCGCAGTCCAGTATCGAGGACGGGCTAAAGAAAACCGGACAGGCGGCGCTCGATGGCAACGTTCAAGCCGTCGATCGCGGGTTTAACGCCGTCGGTCTTATCGGACAGGCCTCGATCAGAGCGAAGATCAACGAAGGCATCCCGCCGCCGCTTGCGGAAAGCACCTTGAAGGCGCGCGCCAGGCGTGGCCGCAAGGGCGCTCAGAAGGAACTGGCTAACCGGGCGGCCGGCGCAGACGCCGGCACCGAGTTGGCAAAGCCGCTGGTCGACAGCGCGCAAATGCGCAACGCCATCAATTACGTCGTGCGGAAAGCATAAAGCGTTATGCCCGACATCGACGTCAGCGACGTTCTCGGCGATCCGGACGTCGCCGGCACGCTCTTCACCGTCATTCGTCGACAGGAAACGGTCAATAACTTCGGCCGACCGGTGCTGACCACGTCGACCTATCCAGACCCGGCCGCCGACCCGCCGCTGCAGCAGCCATTCGGTGCGATTTATCCGACCGGCGACAACTCGATGGTGCGCGCCGACGCCTACACCACGCAATCCGACACCATCACGGTCGTCACGCCGTTTCGTCTGCGCGGGCCAAGCAAGAGCGCCGGCGTCACGTACCAAGCCGATATCGTGCTCTGGGAAGGAACCCACTACATCGTCAAGACCGTGAACGACTATTCGAAGTTTGGCGCGGGCATGATCCAGGCCGAGTGCACGGCATACGACTACAACGTGCAGGCGCCGACCTGATGCCAAACGACAGTGCGAGCGGCGGCCCGCTTGCTTCGGCCGGAGCGCCAGCACCGCTAGAGGGCCAGGCGCTAAACGACTTTCTGCAGCAATGGATCGTCGGCATTACCGGACTGGACGGCACCATGGTGCGCCCGCGCTGGCAGGCTGAGCCGGCGAACATTCCTGATAGCGGCGTCGCATGGGCAGCGCTTGGTATTACGACGCGGTCGGCCGATGCGTTCCCGGCCGTGGTGCACGACGGTACCGGCGAGGGCACCGACCAGCTGCAGCGTCATGAGCAACTGACAGTTCTCTGCAGCTTCTACGACACCGGCGTGAATGGACAGGCCGACAAGCTCGCCACCTTGCTACGCGACGGCACAGCGATCGCGCAGAACCGCGAAATCTTGACGATTGCCGGAATGAATTTGGTGAGCGTCGGGGAGGCGATTGCTGTCCCTTCGCTGCTCAAACAGACATGGCTCTACCGCGTCGATCTTCCCGTCGTCATCCGGCGCATCATCCTGCGCAGCTACGCGGTGCTCAACGTCGAGTCGGCCGTCGGCGTCCTCAGCGCAGATGACGGACAAACACGCGCGATCCAAGCGACCGCCCCATAAAATTTAGGAGTCTTAGCCCATGACGATCATCGGCCTTCCGGTCGCGCGTCTCGTGAAAGTCAGCGTCAACTTGGCGCCGAACGCCTCGCGGGCACCGAGCCTCAACTCGCTACTTTTGCTCGGCACCAGCACGGTGATCGACGTCGTGCAGCGCATGCGCTCCTACGCTGATCTTTCTGACGTCGCGGCGGATTTCGGCAACAACTGCGAGGAATATTTTGCGGCGCAGGCGTGGTTCGGGCAGTCGCCGCAGCCAAACGGGCTTCTGATCGGCCGCTGGGCCAAGACCGCGGCGGCCGGTCAGCTGGTCGGCGGCGTGCTTTCGGGCGCGCACCAGCTCGCAAGCTTCTGGCAAGGCATCGCTGACGGCAGCTTTACGGTGCATGCCGATGGTGGCGGTGCCAAGAATTTGGCCGGGCTCGACTTCACGCTAGCGGCGAATCTCAACGCCGTTGCCACCATCATCAACACTGCGATGGCGGCGCTTCCGGTCGGGCTTTCGATTGCTTGGCGCGCCAGCACCGGCCAGTTCGTGATGACCAGCGCCACCACGGGCGCCGCGTCCTCAGTGTCGTTCCTCACGCCGGAAGGCGCCGGCACCGATATCTCGGCATCGCTTGGTCTCACCGCGGCCGTCGGCGCGTACCAGGCCAATGGCATCGTTGCGGAAACGGCCGTCGCCGCGGTCGCCCTCTTCGACAATCAATTCTCGACGCAGTGGTACGGCCTGGTCATGCCAGCCGCGGTCGACGCCGACCACGAGGCGGTTGCCGCGTATGTCGAGGGCGCGGCCGTCAAGCACTTCTATGGCGTCAGTAGCCAAGAGGCGGCTATCCTCTCTTCCGCGTCGACGACGGACATCGCGGCCATGCTGCAGGCGGCCGGCTATAACCGATCGGCGACGCAATACAGCTCCACCAGCGCCTACGCCATCAGCAGCTTCCTCGCGCGCATCCTGACCACAGATTGGACCGCCCAGAACTCGGCGATTACGCTGATGTACAAGGCGGAGCCCGGTATCGTCGCGGAGGACCTGACGACGTCGCAGGCCGACGTCGTGCAGTTGAAGAACTGCAACGTCTATGCCACCTACAACAACGGCGACGCCATCATTCAAAACGGCGTCTGCGCGTCCGGCCTGTTCGTCGACGCGGTGGTCGGCGTGGATTGGCTGCAGGCGCAGATCCAGACCAACGTCTACAACGTCCTCAAACAGACACCGACAAAGGTGCCGCAGACCGATGGCGGCATGCACCAGCTCGCCACCGCGATCGCCGCCGCGTGCGACCAGGGCGTCACGAACGGTCTCATCGGCAAAGGTCTGACGTGGAATTTCGCTGGCGTAGGCCAGGTCGCCCAAGGCGATATCCTGCCGAAGGGCTATTACATCTACACCCCGCCGATCGCGAGCCAGGCGCCGAACGATCGCTCGGCGCGCAAGTCCGTGACCTTCCAGGTCATCGTCACGCTCGCCGGCGCCGTCCACAACGCCATCATCAGCGTCACGGTCAGCCAGTAAGCCCGGGATCAAGGAACACCAGCACCATGTCGGACCCGAACACCTATTCGCTCCTTTCCATCCAGGGCACGATCTCGGGCCCCGGCGGCAATTTCCAGATCGGCAATGGCGTCGGCATCGCCAAGGAAGGCATCAACGTCGAGATGAACGAAGACAAGGACGCGATGACGGCTGGCGCCGACGGCGCCATCATGCACTCGCTGCGCGCCAGCAACGCGGGCAAGATCGTGGTGCGCGTCCTCAAAACATCGCCAGTCAATGCGCTGCTGAACGGCCTGTACAATTTCCAGCGCCAGTCGCCGGCAAATTGGGGGCAGAACATCATCCAGTTCAGCGATACGAACCGCGGCGATCAGATCACCGCAACCCAGATGGCGTTCACCAAACAGCCCGTGATCACCTATGCCGAGGATGCCGGCATGAATGAGTGGTCGTTCCAGGGAAGCGTCGAGCAGCTCCTCGGCTCCGGATCCCCGACGGTTTAACTGGCACGTTCGTAAGAGGTATCCGCAATGGCTCAGTTCACGGTCGGCGCCCACAATTACAGCGTCGGCAAACTGTCGGCGTTCGATCAGTTCCATGTCGCCCGCAAGCTCGGCACGGTCTTGTTGTGGATCGGCAACGCGACGCTGGGCGATGATGAAATGCCCAAGCCCGGCGAGGCGGAAAAGCCTAAACCGAAGCCGAAAACGCCAGAGCAAGAGGCGCGTAACTTTGCGCAGTCGATCTGCGCGATGGCCGCGCCGCTCTCCAGGGACGATGCCGAAATGGCAATCAGCCTCTGCCTCTCGGTCGTGAGCCGAAATCTTGGCGAGGGCAAAGGCTTTGCCCCGGTGCGTCAGAACGGCAACATGATGTACTCGGATATCGAGCTCCCCCAGATGCTCGAGCTGGTCTGGCACGTCTTGAAGGAAAACCGGCTCCACGATTTTTTCTCCGCATCCCCTTCCGCAGCGGGCGCGAAGCCCGTGGCGGAGTAAAATTCCGCGCGGCTCACCTCCCAGGGGGAGAGGACTGGCTGTTAAGGCCCGCGCTGCGCGGCATGTGTCGTCTGTCTGAATTAAAAGACGGCACGCTCGACCTGATCGACCTGGCATTGGCAAACGACGCGATTGACGTCGAGACCGAGAATACGATTCGCGTACGTGAGGCTGAAAGATAATGTCTCAAACGCTCCGCGAATACCTCATTGGGCTCGGCTTCAAGCTCGACGAGCAAAGCTACAAGAAATTCAACGAGGGCATCCTCAAGTCGGCCAAGAACGTCTCGGAGCTCGGCACGGGGGCGGTCGGCGCGGCTACCGCGATCGGCTACGCAGTCGAGAAGATCGCGCGCCAGTTCGAGGACCTTTATTACAGTTCGCAGCGCACCGGCTCCGCAGTGGTGCAGCTCAAGGGATATGAGTACGGGGCTCGCCAAGTCGGGGTCAGCGCGGAAGCCGCGCGGTCCTCCGTGGAGGGAATGGCCGCTGCGATCCGGACAAATCCCGGACTTGCGGGACTCCTCCGCGGCATGGGGCTTGATCCGAGCAACGCGCAACAGTCGGTTGTCGGCATCGTCGGCAAAATGAAGGCGACCTTCGGCGAAGGCGGGTATTTCGTCGCACAGAACATGGCCGGTATGTTCGGCATTGCCGAAGGCACGTTTCGGCAGATGTGGATGAACTACGATCGGCTAAAGGAAGCCGAAATCGACCATGCGCGCCGCGCGCGCGAGGCCGGTGTGGAGACAAAGGAAACGACGGCGAAATTTCTCGATTTCAGCAGGGCGATGAACAAGCTGGAGGACAACTTCAGCATCTTCGGCCAGCGCATTGCGCAGGATTGGGTTGGCCCCGCGGGCGAGGTCGTAAAGATCGTCGACGACATGACGCAGGCCTTCAACAAGGCCGATCTCGCGAGCGGCGGTCTGCTTGGCAAGATCGTCTCGCTGGCGTCGACGGTCGCCGGGAGCGCCGCGGCGCTCGCGCTTGTCGCTAGAATTTTCGGCATTAAGGGCACCGGTGGCCTCACCGGCAAGCTTCTGTTCGGCGGCGGCGTGCTAGGTACCGGTCTCGGTGTTGTCCAGGGCCTCAAATCAGACTCGGAAAACGGCAATCCGCTGCGGTCGGGCCTGCGGTCCTTTTTCGGCATCAGCGACCCGCACGAGCCGGCGCCGTGGCAGCAGGGCGGTTCGTTCGATCACAAAAGCCAGGCGATGGCGTTTTTCCAACAGCAAGGTTGGAGCAAACAGGCTTCTGCGGGCATCGTCGCCAACCTCTACAGCGAGAGCAAGCTTAAGGCGAACGCCGTTGGCGACGGGGGCAGCGCTTTCGGTATCGGCCAATGGCACGCCGATCGACAGGCAGCCTTCCGGAAGAAGTTCGGCAAAGACATTCGCGACTCGACGCTCGAGGAGCAGCTCGCCTTTGTACATCATGAGTTGACGGAAGGAAGCGATCTCGGCGCCAGGCGCGCCGGACAAATGCTCAAGGCGACGCAAAGCGCGCGGGAAGCCGGCGAGATCGTTTCAAGGCTTTACGAGCGCCCCGCCGACACGTTCGGCGCCGCCAACTCGCGCGGTCGTCTTGCGGAGACATATCTATCGGCCGACATCGCGCCTGCCGGCGGCACCGGCGGCGTCAACATCACGCAAAAGACTGACGTCCACGTCGCCGCGGGCCCGACCGCGCTCGCGACTGGCAGCGCTGTGGCTGACGCGCAAAACCGCGTCAACGGCGATCTGGTGCGCAATACGGCCGGGGCGTTCCGATGAGCCTGATTCCGACCGGCATTTCGGTTCTGGCCGCTACACTCGATGGCCTGCTGAACCCGACGATCATTCTCCCCAGGAACATCGCCGGCTTCATTGCCGACGTCACGGTGGAGGAAGACCACACGGATCAATTGGCGATAACCGAGCATCCGGTGGAGCAGGGCGCCGCCATTACTGACCACGCCTATAAGCGCCCGTCACGCGTGACGATCCGCACCGGATGGTCGAACAGCAGCATTGCGTCGTTCGGCAACCCGAACTACGTGCAGGAAATATATGCGGCTTTTCTCGACCTGCAGGCTTCGCGAACGCCATTCGAAGTTCAGACTGGCAAGCGCGCCTATTCGAATATGCTTATCGAGGAACTGACCCAGCGCACCGACAAAGACAATGAAAATTCGATGATGCTGGTGGTGCGGTGCCGGGAGGTGCTGCTGACCAGCACCCAGACAGTAGCCTTGCCAAATGCTTCAAATATGAAGACGCCGGAAGTCAACGCGCCGACACAGAATACCGGCACCCAGCCGCTAAGGCCGGCGCCAAACTATAATGCCACGGGCGCTCCATGACGGCCTTCGAGGTCCCGCTCGTCCCGAGTAAACCGCAAAAGGTTACGGTCTCGCTCGCCGGCGTTCCCTACCAGCTCACCGTGCGTTGGTGCGCGCCGGCGGCGGCGTGGATGCTCGATATCGCCGATGCCAACGATAATCCGATCTTGAGCGGCTGCCTCGTGGTGACTGGCGCCGACCTCCTGGAGCAATACGGATATCTGGGAATTGGCGGCAAGCTCATCGCCCAGACCGATCACGATCTCTTCGCGGTGCCGACCTTCGATAATCTCGGCGATACCGGGCACCTCTACTTCGTGACCGGGTGAACAGGATGAGCGATCAGTATATTCGCAAAGTCGGGCTTTTGGTGACGTCTGACACCGAGGGTCTCGACCTGT